CATGGTTGTTCTCACTGTTTGTGCTCTGGCTCCTTGTTAGGAAACACACGCGATGAACGCACGCGCTAATGTCAAAGACGCTTCTGTAACTCCCACTCCTGGACCTTGGGTTGACGGACTAGTCAACCTGTTGAGCGGCATGGGTGTGCAGGGACGCGACAAGTTTGCGTCCTCGGCATTCATGTTTGTTCCGATGGCGGTGGCGCAGTTAGAAGCTGCTTATCGTAGCGACTGGATCGCGCGGAAGGTGATTGATATCCCTGCCCAGGATAGTACCAGAGCGTGGCGTCGGTGGGAGGCAGATAGCGCAGACATCGAGCAGATCGAGGACCTCGAGAAGAACTTCATGCTGCAGAAGAAGATGCAGCATGCCCTCAAGCTCGCACGTCTCTATGGTGGTGCCGCGCTCATTATTGGAGCGGACCAAGGTACTCCGGACCAGCCACTCATCGTTGAGAACATCAAGAAGGGACAGCTTAAGTTCATCCACGCAGTCAGTCGCTGGGATCTGGCAGCGGGTCCGATGATTAGTGATATCCTCTCGCCTTACTACGGCGAGCCCGAGTACTATCAGCGCAACGCTGCTGATGCTTCTGGCTTGGGTTCGATGCAGAAGATCCATCCTTCTCGAGTGGTGCGGTTGGTGGGGGCTGAGCTCCCCGACCGTCAACGCACGCAGGAGATATGGGGTGATAGTATTCTGCAGATCGTGAATGATGCAGTCACGGCTGCGAGCACGGTGTCCACCTCTATCGCTACGCTGATTAGCGAGGCGAAGATTGACATCATCAAGATCCCCAAGCTGACTGAGATCCTCTCAACGAAGTCCGGTGAGCAGAAGCTCTCGCAGCGGTTCTCTGCTGCCAACGTTCAGAAGTCAATCATCAACACGCTGCTCCTGGATGCTGAGGAGGAGTGGCAGCGTATCCAAGTTGCCTTTGCTGGCATGCCCGATACGCTTCAGATGTACCTCTTGATTGCTTCAGGCGCAGCGGATATCCCGGCCACACGCCTCCTCGGCCAGTCTCCTGCCGGTATGAATGCGACCGGAGACAGCGATACTCGTAACTACTACGATCGGTTGCACTCCGAGCAGAATACGACACTCACGCCTGCGCTCACGCCGCTCGACGAGGTTATGATCCGGAGTGCGCTCGGGGCACGTGATCCCTCGATCTTCTATATCTGGAATAGCTTGTGGCAGTTGGACGAGCAGCAACGCACCACGATGGTTCAGCAGAAGGCTGCCTCGTTCCAGATCGATGTCAATACTGGGCTGTTCCCGGATGAGGTGCTGCGTGATGCACGCATCAATCAGCTGATCGAGGACGGCACCTATCCTGGCCTCGAGCAGATCATTGAGGAGTTTGAGGCAGCCCAAGGTCCGCTGGAAGAGTTTATGAACCAGCAGAAGGAAGCTGCGTTGGTGTCCTCGGTACCAGACCCGAATGCTCCGGCCGACCCGAACAACCCGAACGCGCCACCCAATCCCAACAACCCACCATCACCTGCCAACTCCAATACACCCCCACCGAAGAAGTCTGCCTCGCCGGCTGGTGATGCACGCTTCCTCGACGCGGAGCCACGCACGCTTTACGTGCGTCGTGATGTGCTAAACAAGCAGGATATCATCAAGTGGGCTAAGGAGCAGGGGTTCACGACGACGGTGCCAGCGGACGAGCTTCACGTCACGCTGATCTACTCGCGCACGCCCATGGACTGGACGAAGATTAGTGAGGCCTACGATCAGGACGAGAATGGTGAAGTGCATGTTGCGCCTGGCGGACCGCGCTCGATCGAGAAGTTCGGCGAGGGTGCTACCGTGCTGGCGTTCGCCTCGACCTGCTTGCAGTGGCGTCATTGCGACCTCAAGATGCAGGGCGCCACCTCCGACTATGATAGCTACGTGCCCCACATCACGATCAGCTACGATTATGCTGGCAGCACGCGCGACATCGAACCGTATCAAGGCCCCATCGACCTCGGCCCAGAAATCTTCGAGGAGGTCAAGGGCTTCGATCCGACTAAGTTGGTTGAGACATGACCAAGGACGAGATCGCAGCGGTGTCAATGTCTATACTGCTGCTAATAACGCTGGTTGCGTTCTTGTACCTTATCCATTTCCTTGCCTTTGGCGTTCCGTTGCAGTAGGACAAACGATGCCATTCACCAAGATCAAGAAAGGCAAGGGTCGGGGCAAGTATCGTAGCCCAAGCGGACGCACGTTCTCGCGCTCGCAGGTCAAGCGCTACTACGCGCGTGGCGGTACCTTCGATCAGTTCTACTGCGATGCTGCTACCTCGCTCGACCCCACGGGCACGGAGGCACTCCGCCGGCGGTACCGTGCTTCGGTGGAGATCAGGTTCAAGAAGGTACGTAAGCAGCTTCAGCAGACCATCGTGTCACAGGACATGCTGCAACTCGGCACCACGGATCCATCCGCTGCTGCCCTCGCGGCCAGCATGATGTCAGCTGCGGTGGTTGGGATTGCTGGCAATACGAACGACGGTAAGATCAAGTCGTTTCAGATATGGCTGGATCAGACCTTGGGGCGTGTCGTCCAGGAGAACACTGGGGCTTACCTCGATCCAATGATTGCTGTTGCGTACAAGGCTGGGTTGGTGCGCGGACAGAAGCTGACTGGCAAGAACGTGGTGCCTGAGAATGCGATGGACGCCATTGGCTCCCTCAAGCAGCTGACGTTCACCGAGCTTCAAGGTATCTGTGAAGCAGTCTCGCAGCGGGTGGTGCGGGAAGTATCACTTGCTCTACTCCACAACGATACCCGCCAAGCGTTGTTCAGCCGAGTGAGCAAGATCGTAGACGTGATTGGGATCACGCGCGCACGCTCGATGATCAACCAAATGGTGGTACAGACGTTTAACCAAGCACTGCTCAATCAGTTCGCAGTCGCTGGCGTGCACACGGTGGGGTTGGTGCCCGAGACGGTGCGCCCTTCCCAGACCATGCCCCTAGATGGTAAACCCAGCCTGTTGGCCCGCTACCGGAGGGGTAGGCCCTACCCCCACCGAGACGCTGGAGGCCCAGGGTCACGCGTGCTACGGTCACTGCTACCCTCCGCGTCTACGATTGGGCGCATCCAAAAAGCCACTGCGGCCCTCACCGCGATGGGTGAGGTGGACATTCTAACTGCCGAGGACCCTTGCCCAGAGTGCGAGGATCTTGAAGCTGAAGGACCGTACACGATCAACGAGGCTTTGAGCCTGATCCCAGCCCACCCCAATTGCTTACCGGGGAACAGCCTCGTAGCGTCCATTGGAAGGATTACGTCGGCTACGAAACGGATATATGAGGGCGACCTTGTTGTCATTCACACGGCCAGTGGTAATACAATCGAGTGTACCCCAAACCACCCGATATTGACCGATCGTGGGTGGGTGGCGGCGCAGATGCTTAATATAGGAAGCTACGTAATCAGCGATGGCGCTCGTGAGCGGTGCACCAGCAAGCCGAATAACTATCATGCTCCAGCCCCGATTGAGGAAATAGTCAAGGCGTTTGGGGAAGAGCGTAGTTTGACGCTTTGTCCAATTACGGCCACTGACTTCCACGGCGACGGGATGGAAGGTGATATCGCAATTGTATGGTCCGACCGCCTTTTGTGGGGTCCCTTGCAGGCCACGCTTCGCAAGCATCTTGATGAGCTTGCGTTCCAATGGCGACTGATGAAGAACGAGTTGTTCGCGTGTTTTGGCTCGCTTAATCTTGCGCCACAATGGGTCGATGACACCTCTCCTTGCAGCATTCGCAGCCTTTTGTCGCTCACTCGGCGGACGGAATTTGATATTAAGACGTTTGAGAACCTTACGAACGGAATAGTGACAAATACCGTATTTGACACCAATCGCGACCTGCGTTCCGCCAGCGAGATACTCACGCGCGATGGCAGCTTCCGTGATAGGATCAAGTTCAAGGGCTCTAGGCATTTTACTGGTCCTGTCTATAACCTGGAAACCACTAAAGGATACTACATCGCGGGGGGTGTGTATACCCATAATTGCCGTTGCAGCTTTGTGCCGACGGAAGAGGAATAGACCATGAAGAAATTTCTGTGGGTTGATGTCAATGAATGGCAAAACCTTCGTACCGAGATACGTATGATCCACAGACTACTGCTCGATATGGGCAGAGACACTGCTGACCGCTCCGCCCGAACGGAACAGCAGTTGGATGATCTCGTTCGGGCAGAACAAGAGACGGAGAAAGCCCTCATGGCAACGAAAGCCACCGACCAAGCCTTGATCGCCGAGGTCCACCGCAACACCGATGTCACGGCTGCTGCCAATACTGCATTGTCAGCGCAGACCGCGGCCATCACTGACCTGACCCAGAAGCTCGCCGACGCTATCGCTGGTTCCGATGCCGCTGATGACCCGGAAGTGCAGGCCGCGCTTGCTGAGCTCAAGGCCAACAACGACGCGCAGGTTGCGGCCACGCCGGTAACGGCTGCTGCGATTGCGAACACTGACGCCAGCGCCCCGGTACCGAAACTGCCGGCCTAATCCCTCGACTACGGTCTATCGGTTCTCCGACCGTGTAGGGGGTGGCCACCGTCGTGTCCCCGTCCCCCCGGCATTCCCTGATGCGACGGTGGTCTCTTACCCCAATCCCTGGAGGAAACAATGCACACAATCGGTGGAATAGTCCTCGGTATCCTGAACATCGGTATCGTGGTCTGTCTGCTCCTGCTTCTGGGTCTCTGCATCCAGTGGCTAGCCAAAGCTTTCGGCTACGATCTGTTGCCAGAGATGCGCAAGATCTGGTTGCTCCTTGTCCTGTTGGTTGCGGTCTACATGTTGATCGCACTCTTCCTGGGACTACCAACGGTTCGCATCGTTGGACAAGCTGCAGTGTTGCTAGTATGATCCTATTCCTTGCGATCATGGCTACAGGGCTGGCCGTGTGTTGGTCGGTTATCGTACTCTGGGCCAACGGAATGTCGGATGCACCCAGCGCGCCGACGGAAGGTGGTGGTAGCGCGGTCGCGCTCTGGTTGTTTGCAGCAGCTGTCTGGATCTGGTGGTTCGCGTCATGACTGCGTTTCTGGTAACAGTAGCGATCGTGTTATTGTGGATCGTGCTTATGAAGGTTCTGTTCTCATGAAGATCCGTTACCGTGAGGACTTCCACGCTTGGTGGCCTGATTACGATCATGCCCCCGAGAAGAACTATGCGCT